GTCGGTAACGTCTTCAACATCTCGAACGTCACGAGTCAAAACACCCTCGCATTCAGCAACGTCGGCACGTACATGGTCACTGGAGTCATTTCTACGGCTGACCAGCTCACGTCCCTGACCATCTCGGGGTCGGATGGAAGCGTGACGACTTTCCCGGTGGGTCTGGGTATGTACCCACCCGTGACTGTAAATTTACCCTTCCGCGTGGCAAACACCGCCGCACGTTACACTTTGAGCCTATCGGTCAATGGGTCTACGGCCGCGCCGAACCTCTATTCGAACACGTTTTTGGCGGTCTATCCAGTGTCTTCAAATGCAAATTCTCCAATTAATTACGTCTATTATGATTCAGTCGCAACATTAGCCATTCGGTCGGCCGAGCTCAAGATTGGTGGTCAGTCTATAGAGACCCTCACGGGTGAATATATAGAGTTATGGAACGACCTTAACGTTACTTACGAAAATCAACCTGCTCTCAAACTTCTTATAGGAAAGGCTGACGCAACCAAGGCGTTATCCTCTCGGACGTACTACGTGAATTTACCATTCTATTTCTTCAACCGAGCAGAGCTTGCGATTCCCCTCGTGTCGCTCGAGCGTCAGGATGTGGAGATCCATGTGAATTTTAACACATTCACCAATCTTACAGCCATCACAGGGGTCGTGAACCCCATCTTGGACGCGACCATAATCACCGAGTACGTATACTTGTCCGAGCCCGAAATAAACTGGTTCCGAAAGAGTCGCATAGAACAGATCATAACGCAGTGTCAGTACGGGGCGTTCAGGCTCCAACCTAATTTCACATCTGGGGTGTTCGTCTTGGACTTTAAGAATCCAGTTCGAGAGATGTTCTTCGTGATTCAAGTTGATGGCTCGGCGCCGTACGACTACACCGGAAACGGACTCGAGAGCATCGGACTGAGCTTCAACGGCTACGACGCCATGAGCGCCAGTACGAACGACGCCGTCTCGCTGGGGTCCCTCGAACCTTTCAACCACTACCCGAATTTCCCTACACGCGAGTTCTATATGCATTCGTTTTGCATAAAGCCGGGTTCGACCTCACCCTCCGGCTACGTGAATTTGAGTAGAATAAAGCAGGTCCTTTTGAAGCTGAATACCAGTACGAACGCTCTCGGTCGCAATTTTCGCATGGTTTTTGTGAATCATAACGTTTTGAGATTTGAAAATGGGCTGGCGGGTCTGATGTTCAACTGACCGACTCGAGTCGCGCAGCGACTCTGGTCACTCTGGCGCCGCGGCCGTGGACCTTTACTCCAGCCTCCGGCGTAAGTAAGCCCTGAGGAAAAGGCGTCTGCGACGCCCCCTTTTTTCCTCCGAACTTACTAGAGATGGCCGCCCGTGCCAATTTAGCATCCCTCGGTAAAGCGGATGTAATATTAAGTGGACAGCCTGAAGTGACCTACTTTATCGAGCAGTATAAAGGTTACACACCGTTCGCCCAGCGTGTCGATACAGTCAACTTCCAAGCCGATTATGTATATTTCGGAGCCGAGTCGTATGCTGTTCTACCTCGTTCGGGTGATCTCATTTCCAAAATTTATCTCAAGGTTAATTTCCCGGTGAGCGCCCTTGGCGGCGGTGCCGTCCGTGATTCGGTCGGTACCTTGATGATCGATTACATAGAGCTTCACATCGGGTCCCAGCTCGTCGAACGCCTGTGGGGAGAGTTTCTAGCCATCAAATGGGACCTCGAGGTTCCTCAGAGTAAACAGGGATCGCTTCTAGGTCTCATAGGTAAAGGGACTCAGACTCCTGCATCAACCTACACGATCCCGATCCCATTCTCTATCCTTGAAAATGGACTGCCTATTTGTGGTTTCAACGAAGCCGTCACGATCCGTATGGGTCTCCATTCATCAACCGTATTCACCGATCCGCCCATGGTCATTTCACCCCCTCTGAAGATGGAATTAGACGTCGAGTACACATACTTGTCCGAACCCGAGGTGCAGTTCATCAAGTCGAAGAATCAACTGTACGTGTTCGAACAGCTCCAGAGGAATTCATTCTTCGCACCCCAAGGAATCAACGCCATCACATGCCCCTTGACCATCATCAATTGTGTAAAGGAAATCTTCTTGACCATCCAGAACGATTCGGCCAGTGGCTACGACTATTCGAACGTGGCCGGTGGATCAACTGATCAGCTCTCTTCGATGGTACTGTTCTTCAACTCTACAGACAGAATCGCATCGGACGTCGGTACTCCAATTTTCCTCAGAAATATACAGGCTATCGAATTTCACACACGAGTTCCAGACTACCTGATCTACATGTACTCGTTCAGCCTCGACCCAGAGTCTAGACAACCCGCCGGTCACGTGAATTTTTCACGTATCGAACAGAAGAATCTCGTCTTGAACATGAACCCCAGTCAGGCGAACAGGTACGTGAATATCTACGCCATCAGCTACAACTTCATGTCGGTCGGGAACGCGACAGCCGAAGTTATATTTAAAAATTACATCTCCTAGAAATGGACATATTCTTGCCGGTCATGGAATCGGCCGTGGTTCTGGCGGCTCACTACTGCAAGGCGGCCGGTCGGGACTGTGTACAGGGCGAGGACATGCGCATCGGTTTGATGTTTGCGGCCCGGAACGTCACAGGCAAGCAACTGGGGACCCTGTACCCGGAGGTGTACGACGAAGACTCGGACTCCGGGTCGTGGGAAACAGACGAGGACGAGCCCGCATGGACCCCTTACGAAGGCACGGAGGATGAGGTGGCCCGCAAGATGAACGAATGCGCCGAGACGTGGGACGCGTGGGAACCTGATACGCCCGCTGAACGTGCGCTCAAAAACGCAGTAGACAAACAGAGACAAGAGTAGTACATGGACTGGGAGTCCGACGACGAGGAGTCCGACGAGGAACACAAACCCAAGTACTCCGTGATCCTTTCAGAAGAGGAATACGAGGACGACGAAGGTCCGGAGTCGTATGAAAAGGATCCTCTTCAGGATAATTTTGAAGACACAGATCCTAGCCCTGAAATAGAAGGCTGGGATCCCCGCGAGGCTCATAATTATTTTCGGCTACAATAGTAACAAATGGCCGCCGCTCTCTCCGGTATCGCTCTCCAGCTCGAGGCTCAGTCCGTCAACGCCATCATCGCCGGTTTCTCGTTCGCTAGCGCCATCGCGTGGATGGACGTGGTTCGCTGGGTCATCAGCCAGATTGTTCAGGTGAACAAGAACGGCGGCCAGTACTACCTTCTGTCGGCCATCTTCACGACCCTCCTGTCGGTCGTCGTATTCATGGTCGCCAAGGCGTTCATCAAGAACGTCGAGGTCAAGGAGGCCCAGGTGGCATACGCAGTGACCCGTGCTTAGGCGCTAGGTCTCTGAAATTGAACAACCTTCACTGGGGCCTGGAGAGGCACAGTTCCTACGGAACTGGGACGTGATTTCCAAACAAAAATAAAACCCAAGATGGCCAGAACGATTAGCCACCACTGAATCTTAGGCCGAGAAGTCTCCTTCGGGTCAGGCTTGGGTATCTGAAAAGTCATCGCTTCTACAATTCGTCTAATCTCGACGTCTTGTAGAGGTGGCGGGGGAGGAGGGGGTCGTTCCTGAGCCCGGATGTGAATTCTCAAGACAAATGCGTTCGTGTCCCACCCCCTGAAATCAAGCGGGTTACCAGACTTGTCGACCCACCGGACGGTCAGACGCTGGAGGGACGCTATGGGTTCTGGGTACTCGACAGACACACGATAGTCCTTGTGTTCGTGGAAGTTCTTGATGCACGCCGAGCCTACATCCATCATGACCGGCGCAAAGTTGCGGTTGGCGTTGCTTCCGGAGACTGTACCCGTGTTGCCCTGGAGAGAACCCGTATCGACGTGACTGGGGGTCCTGAGTTCATCAATGTCCAAAAAGATGTATTCGTTGAGGGAGAGATCAACTAAAGTTGAACTCCTGAGGATGTAATTGGCGGAGTAGGAGGGGTCGGTGGCCGTTGCGAGTGCGGACGGAAGCAGAGAGCCTCGGGAAAGGCCAAGCATCGTAGCAAGTTCCTGGGAATGGACCAAGAGTGTGAACGGGGCGCTGGAGCTGAACAGGAAATGGCCCTCGTCTGGGAGGTAATCAAGACCGAGTCCGGTAGGACTCGTGATCCCAAGGGCTGCTGCGAGTCCGTAGACACTGTAAAACCCTGGGTTCAAGGAGACGTTGGAGCTGTTGACCGCCAAGACGTTTGAACCAAGAGTCAAATTAAACATCGTGTTTGGGACGCGGGCACTGACCAGGTCGACACGTTCGATGTCCTTTATCGGCGTGGTCAGGTGGAGGACGTAGTTATTTCCAGATGGAAATAACCGGACGTCACGGTTCTTGGAGTCGGCGAAGAGCAGACGCT